AGAGGTAACAAGATACGTTTGTCACCTCATCAAATTGCCTTTCATGTGAAGCATCCTAAGAACACCTACATCTGCATTGAGCACCTTGGTTCAGGCACCGTGAAACTTTTCCGTGGTTCACGTATCATGGAGCTTGTGGCTTGCGGCTTTAAACTTGATGCTTGTCGCTTGGGGCTTGAAGCTTGTCGCTTGGAGCTTGAGGCTTGCGGCTTGTAGCTTGTCGCTTGAGGCCCGGATCAGGGCGCACGCTATCTCCAATGTCGACTGTTTTAGATTCGCTAATGGCCTGATCCAGTTTATTACGCTTGCGTAATTCTTTATAATATTTTGGATGTTTAAATGTATGCATTAGTGCTTCCCGTAACTGACAACTTTTATATTAGAATCCCAGCATTGTCTACAGGTCCCACACTTGCCGCCCTGACTTGGGGCTGGACAGCTCGCGCCAGTTTCAACAACCATTGAAGAGTTTGGCCAGGTGTCGTTGCGCTGGCCCATCATTGGAGGTGAGAACCTGATCACCAGGTTAGCAGGTGCCCGGTCCAGCTCGTTCTTGATCCACGCTTCACGCGTTGGCAGCCAGTGCTTCGTGTCCGGTGTTGCTTCGCAAATTTTAAAAATATTATTCAGGTGCTGCAGGTCTTGGACGTCTCCCGCATCGTGCCAGCGGAACCACTTCTGCCTTTTGATTACAGCAATCATTGCATCAACCCAGGCTGGATGCTTCATTGCTTCGAGTCTTCTATATTGAGCTGCTTTGATTGCCGGGTACCTGGTATAATTACCCTTGAGCGCGTAACAGCTGGCGCAGACGCTGCCCTTCACCAGTCTAAGCTTCGACCCGGTTTTGCATTCCCAGGCTGGCAGACTGTAACTAAGCCCGGGCATCTTACTGGTACGTGTAAACCCTTCTGTAATTTTAATTGCTTCTTTTACTTTCATATTTCTTTCTCCTATATACTCCTATAACCTTATAATTCTTTCTTGTCAAGCTTGCAGCTTGAAGCTTGCAGCTTGTGGCTTGTTGCTTGTAGCCGTTAACCTGCAGCCATCGCCAGTGTTGGATCAGGATCCGGGCCCTTTCGGGCCCGCCTCTGTTACTCATTGCCAGTAATCCCCACCAGCTGCTTTGTTTAGGCAAGTCAAGTATTCAGACTCTAACAGCCCAATCTCTTCTTTCAAAAACGCGTGCTTATCTGCTTGAAGCCCGAAACGTGGGTCCTTCAGATACGCGACCGCCTTGTCCAGGATCTCCTGTCTCTTGCTGCCACCTCTTTGATGTTCTGGTTTTAATTTTTTCATAATTTATCCTTTCTAAATTCATCCTACACTATCCTTCACCAGCTGTCAAGCGCTTGTTGCTTGCGGCTTGAAGCTTGTGGCTCCAGGCAGTCAGTCCCAGGTTACCCCGGTCCTGCCTGCGAGCGACCAGTGAGATTGAAGCCGGCGTGCTTTATTTTAATAGCCATGGCAACAGGCTTATCACTGTATCCAGTGCTCACTGATCCCAGGTCCCTTGACAAAGTTCGAACTTCGCTGGCTCGCAAGTGAGCGTAAGTCCAAGGGACCTGGGATCAGCCCCTGCGAAGCACGAAGACGACGCAAGGAGCGTGGTGTGACGTGCAACCAGAGGTTGAGTAGATTTATAGTTTTGAGTAGCGATAAATCTACAAATGAGGCTAACATATCCTATATAATCCCTTGACAATGATTTGTCAATACATTAAAACAATTTTTATGAAAGGAAATATAAATATGGAAAAACAAAAAAGACAAACACTAAACGCTGATAAGCGTAAAGTGATAGCTGATATTTTTCAGCAACATTTTGAAGATAATTCAAAATATAAAAAACAACATACTGACGCAATAGAAACTTACAACCAAATGAGAGAAGTTGCAAAAACAAAAATGGAAACTCTTGTAAGGTTTCATCAACCACAGGAAGATGTGGACACAGTTCGTTCTATGATTAATAAGTATGGCGAAAGTGGTGGAAGATTGTATGATGATAATTGTTTTCATGTTCAAAACTCTACACCTCATATGGACACAGATTACAATGGAAATCCTGTTGAAAAATATGATGATGTTCACGTTGTATTCAAAGCCAATAAAGAGTTCTTAACTTCTTATTATCGTGATGAGTTAAGATCAAAAGGTCTTGACCCAGATTATAATGTTAGACTTGGCGATGATTATGGAAAAAGAAATCCAACTTATTATAATGCTGAAAGCAACATTGATAAATATTTAGGATTTGGTTCTCGTAATGACGCAACAGGAAAATCTTTCTATAAAGATGAGTGGAAAGAAGATTTTAAACTTGTTGTTATTGGAACAAGTTATTGTCATTCTCGTATGTTTCAAACTAATGAGGCAGAATATAATTGGTTTAAAAGTTTTGATGTTGCAAAAGAAAATGTAGTCCTTGCACACAAAAATATCTTTGACCATGTTGATAAGAAAATGCAAAAACTAAAACTTGGTTTAAAATCTTATAGATACTTTGACCAAGCAAAAGAGTTAGCTGACAAACTTGGAATTGCATTAAATGAAAGTGTCTTGAATGAAAGTAGTTCAATGGCATTATCAATTTATAGTCCAACTAATTTAGCTGATCTTTTGACAGATGAGGTTGAACAAACACGTGATGAGAAAATTGCGATTGCAAAACAATTACTCCAAGCACAACAAAATAGTTTAAATTAACTATTGACAATGTAAGGGATATCCTATAATATCCCTTACATAACAGAAAGGTATAAATGACAAACAAAACATTCTACATAACTTATTGGGCTAGTAAGCATAAAAAACATATTACTAGACAAGGCAAACATGACGACAAAAGCAGATATGGTACTTCAAAACAAGGTGTGCCTTATTATGTTTATTATGATCTAGACGCACATGGATATAGAACAGCAACTACAAGTTGGAAAGTGAGGCACTAATGAGCGACTTTAATTGGTGTCATGGACCAGAGTGCCATGAAAGACACACACAGGATAGAGTTCGAGGTGTTAAGGGTTCTAAGGTATTGAGGACTAGAAAGATTAAATTAAACCAATGGAACAGCAGTGGACAATGGGGTTTCTTTTGTAGCCAAGGCTGTCAAAATGATTTTTGGAAAAAACATGCAACTGAAATTGTAGCCATAGCGCCGAGGACCGAGGCTCTTGAAACGCCTATCTTAGACCCTAAGAAAGAAGTTCATCACAATGCTCACTATGGTAATTATTCATGGACCGAAACAAAAATAGAGGTTGACAACTCCAGGTCAACTGATGTAGGATAATCCCATGATAGAAAGAATAAAAGCAACAAACCCTTATTCAGGTGAGAGCGAAATGCTTACACCGGAAGAACACAAACTGTACATAGAAATCAAGCAGGCGGAATGGGATGAGGACTACGATACAGTTCGTAAAGGTCTACATAAATTTGGTAAACTTAATGCGAAAGCTTATATGACTTTATTAGATTAATTACCTTTCTAATAATAAACAACCCCTGGCCCGTTAGGGCCAGGGGTCCCAAACAAATTCCTAATATAGAAAGTAAACAAGACCCTATCCCCCCTTATATACAAAGGGGTCCCACACGTACAGGTTGTATTGCCTAATTTACGCATTTGTGTATACTGAAAACATGTCGAACACCAAAAAAGGTGCTAAAAAAATTTTTTAAAAAATTTTAAATGAATTTGAATAATATAGATATAAGTAAACTACCTGCAGATATACGTAGACAATATAAACAATTACAAGTTCTACATGCAGAAAAAAAGATACAGAACAAAGCCAAAGATGACTTTCTATCTTTTGTCAAATGTATGTGGCCCGATTTCATAGAGGGGTCCCACCACAGGCACATCGCAGATAAATTTAATAAATTATCTACAGGCGAAATAAATCGTCTGATAATAAACATGCCCCCCAGACACACAAAGTCGGAGTTTGCCTCATACTTACTTCCGGCGTGGATGGTGGGCCGTGATCCAAAGCTCAAGATCATTCAAGCAACCCACACGGGTGAGCTGGCGGTGCGGTTCGGTCGAAAAGCAAAGAATCTTATAGACTCAGAAGATTACGGAAAAATTTTTAAAACAAGATTACAAGAGGACAGTAAAGCAGCAGGACGTTGGGAGACAGCACAGGGCGGTGAATACTTTGCAGCTGGTGTTGGTGGTGCGATCACGGGTCGTGGTGCAGATTTATTAATCATTGATGACCCACATTCAGAGCAAGATGCAATGTCCCCTACAGCATTAGAATCTGCTTACGAATGGTACACATCAGGTCCACGTCAGCGTTTACAACCTGGTGGTAAAATTATTTTAGTTATGACTAGATGGAGTAATAAAGATCTGACAGGTAAGTTGATACAGAATCAAAAAGAAGCAAAAGCTGATCAATGGCACGTGGTCGAGTTTCCGGCAATCATGGACCACGGAACAAAGCCCAAACCAGTATGGCCTGAGTATTGGAAACTAGACGAGTTAGAGAAAGTACAAGCAACACTGCCAGTTGGTAAATGGAATGCACAGTGGATGCAAAATCCAACAGCAGAAGAAGGTGCCATATTAAAACGAGAATGGTGGAGAACTTATACCGGTGAGGAGATACCACAGCTATCACACGTCATACAAAGTTATGATACAGCGTTTTTAAAAAAAGAGACAGCCGATTACTCAGCTATCACTACATGGGGTATATTCTATCCATCAGAGGACGAAGGAGCTAATTTAATTTTACTCGATGCTATAAAAGGACGGTATGAGTTTCCAGAACTTAGACGTTTGGCGTTGGAGCAGTATGAGTATTGGAAACCAGAATCAGTTATAGTTGAGGCAAAAGCTAGTGGTTTGCCCTTGACT